GTAAAATCAAGATTGCCTTCTTTATCTCTTGCATAAAACTCGTTAATGTCTTTAAAGCCAAGAATACGAGCTTCCTTTTCTTCTTCTAAATTATTAACAACAACATTATTGTTAACTTCTTCAAAACCTTTAAAATACAAAACTTTTGGGTAATTCATATTACTATTTCCTTATATAGTGGTTGTTTATCAATGCAGTTTCCTGCAAGCAAGTCTTTATATAAAAGCTCACTAAAAGCAACAGTCGTCCAATTATCATTCTTAACCATTGCCTTAAGTAAACCCTCACTATGATTTTTTATAAATTCAGGAAACTCTTTAACAAACATTACTAAATTTTCAGTCTGATGCAACATTTGAACGTTCGTTAAAAATTCTTCATTTTCAATCTTAACAATCAACATAGTTTCACTTGTTACGTTAAGCTTAGGGCTTCCGTTTACATGAGTTGTATTAGTATATGAACCGTCACAACCAAATATACCAATATCAAAACAACCTAATAAAAATGCTAAATGAGGAAGTCTTGTTGCCGTTGTAGTGCCACCATTCAAAAAAGGCTCTCCGAACTGTGGCTCTAATGAAACTAGCCTTACATTTTCAGTTTTAAAATTATCTATTAATTCTCTACAAGCGGTATTAATTACAATAGCTTCTTCAACATCAGAAACATCTTGAAAATATGCATCAACCGTTACAAATACCGATTTAATGCCTTTTTCTTTTAAATATTTATAAGTGCCGTTAATAGCCCAAATTACATCATATTCTTTTAATTCTTCTAAATGATTAATCAAAGAAGGCGAGCCGCCAACAATGGCAACTCGCTTTCCTTGTAATGTTGGAGATGACAAATCAAGCATTTTGAATTTTTTTATATTATATTCAAAATTCTTTTTTCTATCATCTTCCGCCATTGTTATTTGCGGAATAAAATCTATTCTACAAACTTCAGACATTAGCTGTTCTTCATAAGTCCATATTTTACTAAAGCATCTGCCATAGCTCTAACTTGAGCAACAAAAGCATTGAAAGCAGCTGAAGTAGTAAACCCCCTGCCTGCCGAAGTTGATACAGTATAAGCTACTGTTGGAACTACCATTGCAGTACCGCCCTGTTTAGCAATAGGAGTTCCACCAAAGAAAGCTATTTTATCGGTTGCTGACTGCCCTAATACTGTGCCGTCTGGATTACCGTCTGATAATTGTTTTTTTGACATTTTATTTTACCTTTCAAAATTTAAAGCAAGGGGCTTTTACACCCCTTGTTGTTATTAACCGTCTGCATGAACTCTGCAAGCTAATTGAGGACGTATAGTTTTCCAACCATACAACACATCAATTCTACAAGGCATTGTATCATTGTTAATATCATAATCCCTTACGATACGCATTGATATGCCATCGAGAACCTGACGACTTGCAAAATCAAGACCATTTGGCATAATTAAATCTGCTGTTGCAAAAGCAAAAGCTTCTTTATGATATGCAATAGTGCTGTCAATTAAAAGTCCTGCTGTTGGAGCTGCAATTTTAAGAACTGCACCGCCGTTAGTCGGACTTGCAGAAACGTTTTGTCTTGCACCTGAGGTTACAATAGCTGGAGATACTTTAAGGGTAGTTGCACCGCCTGCCATATCTTCAGTTACAACAAATTGCTGTAATACACCTGTGTTTTGTTTAGTTTCAGGGTGGACTCTATAACAACCTTCAAGAGTAACAATATCACCTTTATTTAAAGTGGTAGTGTGTCCTGTGCCGATTTTAATAGATGAACCTGTTTGATTTGCTCCGTCAATAACATAAGTAGTTGTTGCAACGCAAGAGCCTGTGGTATGAGGAAGAACTAAAGAACTTTCATAATGTTCAAAGCCTGCGGCTCTACCTAAAGCACCTTCCATATAAGGTTTTTTACTTGCATGGAAGTTATTTGAAACAGAATTAACTAATGCTGGAACTCTATTTGACTGCCACAAGATATTGCGTCCGTCATAAGGACAAAGAGCATTATTTAAAATTTCTCTTGCTTTTCCCATAGTTAAAGCTGTTACTGCTATGCCGTCCTGGTCTGAAAGCTGATAGATGTCTTTAATCATTGTTAAAGCATCAGCCTCCATTGCGGCAGCAAGTCTTGTCATTGCTGGTTTCAAATATCTTTCTGAAAACTCATCAATTTTAAGCGTTAATTCAGAACTATCAAATTTAAAATCCACACCTTTTTGAGTGTTTACTTTTAATTCAATGCTTTCTTCTTCAACATTCTGTACGTTTAAAGTTTTACCTGTGCGAACTGTAAATTCGTTAGGTGTTCTAATTTTAAGGGTGTCGCCGATTTTTGCTCCTTTTTTTGCAAAAGAATCGTCATAACCTCTGTAAATACTACCAATAAAAGTAAGCTTTTCGTGTAAAATGCGTAAAGCTTCTTTTGTGATAATATTCGGTGTTAAAATAGTATTTGACATCTTTTAGCCTTTCAAAAAAATTATTGTGATTGTTTTCTGCGATATTGAGCAAATTCCTCTGGTGTCATATCATCTAAACTTTTAATAACCTTGCCACCTTTGGAAACAACCGCTTTTAACGGCTTTGCTTCTTTTATCGCTGGTTTTGTATTTAGTTTGGCTTGCATCTTGTCATACATCATTGCTTTATATGTCGTAATAGCCGCATAAGGATTTAAACCATAATTAGCAATATCAGATTCTTTAACTCCTTGAGTTTTTGCATAAGCAATAACCTCATCAGGATTAAAAGCTGGGATTGCTTTCTTAATTTGATTTACACCTTCCTCATGTGCTTTCTGTATAAAAGCTGTGCGTGATTGGTTTAACTGCAACTCTTTATTGTTTAACGATTGTATCGTATTATAAAATTCTTCCCTTTTGCGTGCAATCATATCTGTTAATCTTCTTGCTTCATCAGGTGATTCATTCCATAGTTTTGATATATCAATTTGTGTAAGCTGCTCTAATTCGTTTGTAAGATTTAAGCCTTTTGCGTAATCATTCATCATATCGTCAGTCATAGAGTGAAGTTTATCGACTGCCTGCAATCTGGCTTCTAAAACTTTTTCCTTTTCTGCGATTGATTGAGATTTTTTTGTATAGTCAGACCATAAACCTTTTGTGAAAGCGTTTAAATCTTCAGCAATAGTTTCAACGGTTGCATTTTTAGCCCATTTTCTCTTATTACCACCAAAATCAAACTCTAACTCTTCAATTTCGCTTTCAGTTGAATTGTCATCATCAGTTTGACTTTCTTCTGTTTCAGAAGTTTCAAACCCTTCAGTTTCTTCAACTACGTCATTTACTTCTTGAGTATCAATTACATCATTGTCGATTGATTCGTTTATTTCGTACATTTAAATATTACCTCCTAAAGGTTGTTGTTGAGCTGGATTTACTCCCTGCTCGGTTGGTTGATTGTTTAATTGTGGAGGCAATAAAGCTCTTAACCTTTCAGCTACTTTATCAGCTCCTACAAAATCCATGTTTTCCATTAACACATCACCGATTAAAGCGGCTGCGTTTGGAACTCTTGTCATAATTTCTATTAATGTTTCTCTGGTTTCTTCTCTTTGTGTTGAATAAGCCGAACCAGATTTGACTTCTACATCGTAATAGCCTGTTGAAATATCATAAAGCGGAGTGCCTTCTTCAACTGTGCTGTTGTTTTGATTTGCAAGCCTAATAACTTCCTCTGTGTTATTTTCGCCGATTATTCTTATTGTTTCTTGTTGCGAATAAACCGCTGGAATTATATCAACTAGAACTTTACCACAATATTGAATAGCCCTGTTTAAGTTATCGATAAAATGAAAATTACTTAAAGAACCTTGCAATTTACGCTCTTGAATTGCCTTGCCTGAAGTTTCATTGCTTCTTGCACCGAGCGAAGCGTCATAAATGCCAGTTATCATCTTTATGTCATCGCTGGCATTCATAGCCTCTTGTAATGCACCAGCAGGAACGCCAGCAAAAGCTTGTCTTTGTGGCACGGCTCCAGCTTGCGGATTGTACTCAAGATAAGCAAAATTTTTAATATTTGCTTTTTCCCATTTAGCTTTATCTTTAGGGTCTATCGCACCCTTCGGAACTAAATAAGGGGCTTTTGGTGCTAATGCTACTAATTCAGTTGTAGCACTTCGCCAAAAATTAAACATCGATTGTGGGTCTTTACAATCACGAATTAAAGAGCGTAAATGTCTTTTACCTTCTACAATTACCTCCTCACCCCATACAGGAATAACTGGAATAAAAGAACCAGCCCACTCTTCTTCTTCTAAAATTTCAATGCCATTAATTACATAGCGGATTATCTTTGGTGTTTTTATTTCTCGCTCTTTAACAATTTCAATTCCATTTAAAGCAAAGACAACTTGCATTTCTTCATCAGCTTCTAATTCTGATTTTAAAATTGTCTTGCCGTCTGACAGCAAGCAAAGTGTTTCTTTTTGATACTTCTTGCAAAAATATTCAGCTACCCTGATTTGTCCGTCTGTCGCTGTCCAAGCATTAACGCCGTCCCTTGTATCACCTTCAAAACTTACTTCTTTTGCTTTTGGATATTTTGCCTTAAATTCTTCAGGACTTAAAAAATCAGAAATAAAACAATATTCCCAATCCTCTGCATTAAAGCCAGTTGTGTTTGTATCCCAATGAACCATTAAAGGATTTGCTATGCGTTCTATTTTAGCCTCTAATGCAAAACTCCTATCATTAGCCCAATCTACAGAAACACGGAAAAAACCAAACCCACAAGTTACGGCATGTTCAAGAGCTGTGTCATAAGCAACATCAGCGTGTGAACGTCTTTGAATATGTTTGATTAATCCGTCAATAATTCTAGCAGTGTCAACATCGGTGTAACTATCAGCAGGTTTGATTTCAATTTGGGGCTTTTGCATTCTTGCATCATTAACAACCTGACGAATGAATGCTGGCAATTTGTTAATAGTTAAACAAGGTCTGCTATCTTCTAGCCTTTGGGCTTTTATCTTTTCGTCCCATTGCTCTCCAAGTCTAGAGAACTTAATATCAGATAGAGCGGAAGTCCTGTTAAAAGAACTCTGCTCCTCCGATTCACGAAAACGCCTTAAAGCTTCCGTTAATATTTCTTCATGGTCTTTCAAAAAAACCTCCGTCAAAGGGTTCTGCACTGTCATCACGACGTTCATTGCGGTAATTATAAAACATCTGTGGCATAAAAACAACAGTTTATTTTTTTATTTTGTGAATTTATAAAAAATCCCTCTATCATTTTTGTTGACAAAGGGATTTCTATTAGAGTATATTTAATCTGCAACGAAAAAATATGATTTATCATTACATTTTAATTTGATATTGTCAATTCTTTTTGTTGCATAACAAAAGGAGTTAGAAATATGAAAAAATTGGAACCTTGGCAAGTTTATTTTAATAATGAAGATAATACTGTTTATATTATTCTTAATGAATATGATGATTGTTTTATTTCAGCAGAAGAGGAAATATACAACCTTCTTTTATTAGATTATCTCGGCGATGAGACGGTGGAAGTAACAACAAGTAATTCCGAAAATATGCCAGGAGAATTAATTTATAAAGGAAAAAATTTTCTAGATGCTTATAATTATTTCTATAAAAGAAGATTACTATTAGTTTTTATATGGAAATTGACAGCTATTTTTGATAGTAAGTTTCTTTTTGACTATATTAGTCATAAAATTCAAGATTGGAGAACAGACATTTATCACAAGCTGGTTAATAAATTGTTTTGTATCCGCTCGGTGGAGCATTAGCATTTTGGCTAGGAAATCAGCCACTTCTATTTTTTACTGTTGCCAGCCATTTTCGCCGTAGTATTCTCGCTCTTCTTGTTCGACTGGCGGTTGGAACATATAAGGAAAGTCTAGCTCTAGTGAATAGCGTATTGCGTCAAGAGCGTGATTAAACGCATCTACAGGCTCGCTTAAAGTATCCCCGTTCTTGTCAACTTTATAATCATAATTGTTAAATTCATCTAAAACATTCTTGCAATCAGGGTGGATATAAATCTTTTTAAAGCTCTGTAAAAACTTAATGCCTGTTTCAATACTTCCTTGTCCTTTTTTTGCTGGTCTTGTGTATAATCCGTAGTTTGTCATCTCTGATATGCTTTTAGGCTCGGAACTATCACAAGTTATAAAATCGTTCTTCGCAATAGGTTTTATTAATTCAGC